AATAAAGGTTAAATGGTTATTTGGCGGTTGAGTATATCCAGGATTATTATTATCCGTTCTAATAAAATCAAATTCAAAATATTGTGGATATCCCTCCCAAGGTAAATTTGGGTTTACGGTTGCACTAACCGCATTTTGTATTGCGTTAGCATAATACAAATTATTTTTAAATGGTGCATAATTTGTTGATCCAACATAATTGTTTTTAAATATAAACGAAAACTTACAAGTTGGTCTAAAAACTTGTGAAGATTCTCTCTCATCAATGTAAAGTTGTTGTAAATTTACATCGGCGGTTCTATCAAATTCTATGTTTTCTCGTTGTGTTTGTTCTAACGCCACATTAGACATCATATCAACATTAGGAGAAACTTTATTCCTCAATGAACCTAAAATAATTCTTGTTCCGTCATCAATACCCATTACTCTAATTCTGTATCTATATATAGTTTTATAAATCTATTTAATGCGGTTTTTCCGTTTTTTAAGCCAAAATAGAAATGATTTGGCGAACCAACTAACACTCCGTTAACCGATGGTAATACGGTGGAAGGATTTGGTTGTGCTAATGGTATCACGGGTTGTGGTGCTGGTGGGGCGGGCGGTATTGCGAAATTCGTAATAAAACCATAATAAATATTGGGGAATGTTTGAGACATATCCGAAGTTTTAAAATAATCATCTACCACCGCATCTAAATTCTGATACCCTCTCTTATAGAATCCGTTACCACTTGAATTTCCATCGTTATCGGTATACCAAGTATTTTTTTGATTACCAAAAATACTATTGGCATTACTCATATCTATTTTCCACTTATATAATGGAACTTCTTGGGTGTCAGGATACCCGACATATGTTTGTAATGGGGGATTTGTCTGAAAACTATATATGTTAAATCCTGGAGATAATGCTCTTCTGTTTCTATATTCGTTTTCACTTGTGTTGTAAAATATTCCAAACACAGGTTCTCCGTTTGAATTTTCCGAAACCCAAATATAATCATCAGGATAGTTACCCCCAATAAATGGATTGACTTGATATTCCGAATTTATTGAGAATGATTGTGCAATATCACCATCAATTCTATCTCCAGATCTAGTGAAGAATTGTTCAATACCTCCATTTTGTATAGACAACACTTGTTGTAAAAATGTTGAGTTTACCATTCTTGAAATTATTCCCAATTGTAACACATCTGAACTATCTTGGTACGACGTACTTTTTAATGTATTTGCAAGATATTTCCCTGAAAAATTAGTGTTACCACATATTTCAGAAACAAATTCATCTCTTTTCCCTAAATCCATAATTGTTGTTGGAAATAATATTTGTCTTTCGTTTTGTGATTTATCGGGTAATTGTCCGATTATATTAGTTAAAAAATTACTTATTACTGGTTGTGGTCCACCAATAAACTCATTAATATTGTCGGCATATGGTGTACTTCTGTAATAGAAATTATTACTAATATCATTAAACATTATAATATCTTTACAGAACCTATAGTTAGGTTCACCTATAATATTATAAGTTGTTTGTTTATTAAATGCCGGCATATATAATGTCCCATTAATCCAATTGTTTTGGAACATATGTCCGAATACTCCTCTACAAGCACCAAATATAATTCTAAATCTTGTTTTCCATTCTGCTAAATATTTTATATCTTTCGGAATAGATAATATTAATTTATTATCAACAAAATAATAACAACCCCCATTAACTCGTTTATTTTCACCGTCTTTACCTGTTTTATTATCTTCACAATTATCCGTCACACCAAAGTTAGTTCCTGAACCTGAATAACATTTTAATGGAACCATACCCTCACAATTAAATGTTTCTATAATTGTTGATGTTGCACCTGTTCCCAATTCACTAAATGCGTCTAAATCATTTAATCCTTGGACTCCTCCTACCGCAGCACTAAAATTAGTAGTTTGTCCTTCTTCGTCTATGGCGTAAAATGAAAAGTTATTATTTTGATGTAATGGGAATGAATTATATCCCGCCGTATCAGTAACATCGGATGTTGGTAATCTATCCGATCTAAAGATTAATCTTTGACTTGGGTTTATACTTGTCGTTATTGGTGTGTAACCATTTACATTCATATGGTATGTAGGTGAATAGCATCTTGCCAATGGGCTGGTTGTTGTAAATGGTGGTCCAAAAAATATCCCTGTACCCCCTCCGTCGTAACAAATATATTTTGTTGCGTTTGTAACAGTGAATGAACCCCCATCAACTCTTCCAATATATTCATTAATTATACTCAAACCTGTTGGGGGTAATGTGGTTACCCATCTAAAATTTTGAGTTTGCCCATTACCCACAGTAATTTGCCCATTTGGATTAATCCAGTTCATTATTGGGAATCCCGCATCATATGCACCGTGAACATATGATAGTGTTGATTTATCTGTGGATACATAATATTGTGGTGAATTAGTTGTAAATGCAGTAAAATCCGTAGTATCAACCGTAAAACCAATTGGTTGGTGAAATAGGTTTACATTAGTGTTATCGTTAGCGTTTGCGTGAGTTTGAGGTGTTTTATAGTCATAACTATATAAACCACCATCATTCTGTTGTATTGGTATGTTTAAAAAATAATTACCTGTTACCGTGATGGTATTTAAAGGTTGTCCAAATAACTCCGATAAATCATATTTTATTTCTTGTTTTTCAGTATATGGATCAACACCTCTAGTAAGAATTAATATTTCTTGAGTTTGATTATCGTTAAACCAATACCAAGGTGGTGTGTGTGAACCAGCGGTAGCGTTAAGATAACTTATTTTATTTTGATAAAAATACTTCCATAAAACACCTGAACTTGTGACTGAAGGTCCTGCCCCGATAGTTGCGATAGGTAATAAAGGTCCTGCCGAGGTTAAATCACCCCAAGTATATCCGGTAATTACTTGATAATATTCTATTCCGGCTTTGTATAAATATTGTTTTTCACTTTCAGTACTAACTACGGTTATACTTGGAGTAACATTGTTTCCAAACTCGTCCATATATGTTAACGGAACGGTATAGTTACCGATTCCTAATGTAGTTCCCGTGATTGCATTTCCATCAAATTGATTTTGAGTTCCACCTGTTACATTAGGGTCTTGCGTATTTTCAGGACTTGTAAAGGTAATTACGTTACCGACTAATTGTCCAATTGTCCCGGCATCTACTAATAACAACATTGATAAATCTTGATAAGAGTTCCCACCGTTACCAATTGTTGTTGTTCCGACTAATGTGGGGTTAGGTGTAACTGTTATTCTATTTCTGGCGGTTACATCTGAATATCTCTCTCTAATATTTGCCATATTCATTGATTGTGCTAATGTCATACCATCACCAAATCTTTTAAATAATTGTCCTGTCCCAACACCAGCACCATCAGGCCCATATTCCTCCCATATTGGTACTTTATAATAAACTATAGCAGGATTAACCGCTCCCGCAAATATTTCTTGAGCACCTTGATCCCAAATTGATTGATCAGCAGTTGTACTAGTTGCACAAGGGTTATTTGCGGGATCTAATGACCAAGTACTATAACTGTCCAATGTTCCCAAATCACTTAATAATGAAAGATTAACCCCCAATGCTGCGGTACTAAAAGAATTCGCAACAGAACTTTCCGCGACTAAATTTTCATCAGGACAAGAACAAGCTTCACAATCAGGATATGTCATCATAGGTAAAGACAATCTTTTAAATGGATTGTCGTCACTCAATGGAGTTAATTTATCCCTATTACACTCCTTCCTATTTTCTTTTCGCCTAAGGGCGTTTAAACCTTTACAAAGACCGTAGATAACACCGTTCACTAATTTTATAACAAAATTAATTAACATTGAAACTATCGGATATAATAAAGCCAATACGTGATTAAGAACAATTATTATTATTAACATTGGTGTTATAATCGCAAGTAGTAATGAGAATAAGAAGAATAAAAAATCAAAATTTCTAACTAAATCGTTAACGGGTAATTTATTATTCTCACTTTGACAAGTTCTATCGGTAATTTCTTTTATACCCAAATGTCTTGCCCTATTACTACCATTTTTATACCTATCAATAAATGAACTAATGGTATAAATTTTATTATAATTAAATTTGTAAAAACTATCCTCACAATTAATTGCCGCTTGGGTATCATAATAATCATCCCAATCTAAACTAAACGCATATGACCTTAATAGGTTGAATAGTGGTTCATCGTATATTGTAAATATAATATTAATAGGTTGTGTATTATCAATCGGATTTGAATTGAAGATAATTGTGTTATTCACATTCGGTAGTGGAACGCTTTCTAAACTACCGGTATATGGAACACCGTTTATTATAATACTTAATTGTTGACTATTTGTTACATTATTAAGGAAGAATCCCCCTTTAGGTATTGGACCAACTGTTAAGGTTGTTAATCCAACAGGTATTGATGCTTGATATTCACTAGTGTATGTGTCAGAATTTTTAAATGGATCAGTATCAGGATCAGAACTATCCCATCCGTGTTCCTTAATGTTAGGAACTAAATAGTTCCCTCTCATAAAGTTATTTTGTAACCCTTCTTCGTTTTGCCATTTAACTTTAAACCTATATTTTGAAGTTGTTGGTATCCCCACTTTAGGATCGTTAGATAACACTTGTTCCCCAAATTCATTGGTTGTTACATAATCTAAATTCATTGGTAAATTAATCAGCCAAGTACCGTCACTATCAATTATTTTACCATCTTGATCCAACCTATATTGTTCAAGAACCGGATATCCATTGTCATCGGTATTAATTGTTTGTCTAATTGCAAGTATTTGTCCAGGACCCGCAACTAAATCACACATATTACCTGAATCAATTTTTGGTTTACAACTTTTCTTAAGTGCGTCTTCGTTTGTTGTTGAAAACATTGAACCCATAAAGACAGAAGTAGGTTGTATATTGATATTTGCCGATGCCGTTAAATCAAAATCAACTCTTGTTATCCCTAATAAACAAATGTCAGGTTCTCCCCATAATGGTTGGACGCTTACAATTTTATTTAATGATTTGACTTGTGGTAATTCTTGTAAATTACTTGAGGTTTTGAATTTACTCCCGTCAACCTGTGACTCTGTTGCCAACCCCGAATTAATCAAATCCTGTGGTGATAATGAAAAACAACCAATATCCGATAAATCAACATCCATAAATATTGTTTGTTCTCCCGTAGGAACTCCAAATATCATATAGTCACCACTCTCATTTGTTTTTACGGTGAATTTATAATATTTGTCATAAACTTCAACCAAAGTGGAGTCAGTTAACACATCTTCTCTACTTGGGAATGTTCCTGTTGCAGAATGTCCTTGATATGAAGGTTCATAAGGTAATAAATTATATCTGTAACCATCCTCATTTAAATCATCAATGTTTTTATACGGATATAATTGTGAAATGATTGGGTTTTGTGTGTCTTCGTCAGTTATAGGAATGAATACCGAAACTTTGGCGTTAGGAACCCCATATCCTCCGTTTACTAAAACTCTTCCGACAACAACACCGTAATCAGAACACATACGAGTATATATATCATTCTGAAATATCTTCAAAGATAATATCTCCAAGTATTCAAAATCCTGATCTAATTGTATTTTAATGGATTTGTCTACACCTGGTTGGGTTCTAATTCTATATGATTTTGGCATTAAATTCTTTTTTTGATAAATAGTTTATTTCCTATTTTCAAAAAATAATTCTTTTATCCCAAAAATAAATCATCAAGAGAAATTGACGGTTTTTAAATTGAGAACTCTAACATTAATATCCTTGTTTGGATATCTAATTTGATAGATTTGAGTAGGTTCGGCAAATATCGTATCCGTTACTAAACCAATCTCTTTAGTTGTTGGATCGGAATATGGTTGAGATGTTTGAGATGAAGAATATTGTCCCCCAACATTATTAATAAAACTCATATCTGAAATACTAATAACTCCGTTTTCACTTTGGATTAACCTTCTTATTTCGGACACATAGACATTCTCCCCCATTTGTCTTTGTAATGGACTAAAGTATGTTGAGATTATATCAATTATTTTTGCAACAACTGAACCTTGATTTTGACTTGCATCTAACACCACATCAACATTAACACTTAAATCAACAACATTCGCAGTTTCAATTGAAATGTAGTCGTTTATCATTCTATAATTAGATAGGTAATTAGCAACATTACTTTTGAGTGTGTTTGATATAACTTCGGTTAATTTACCTTCAGCATCATAAGATAACATTTTTATTTTTATCTTATTGTTTTCTTCAGTTATCGCAACTTTACCAGGTGCCCCGAATTGTGACGGCATATTCCTTAAAATTGATTGGTAATCATTTATAGTTACCGCTCTGTTTTGTGCCGCGAAATTATATGTGACAAATTGTCTCACCTCCTCTGTTGACGGTGCGTTAGCTCCTCCAATTGCCGCAGTGACATTATTACAAGACAATGAATTAATAACCGTTGTATTGACAGATTGTGAAGGACCATTTACATAGAATGAAACTGTCCCTATTTGGTTAATAACATTAACACCTAAATTAGTTCCTTGTCCACCACCAACTCTATACTGAATGAATAATGTTGTGTTGGATTTTAATGCCGCTCCTAACGCCAAATTATTAATATATTTACTCAAATCTAATTGAAATCCATTTCTTGCAAAATCTCTTAATTGTTCATCCGCAGAAACATTACCCCCACCAAAAGTTAACTTCATAAATCCTTCAGGAGTGTATTCTGTAATGAATTTAGTATTTGTTTCAATGTATTTACCAACTTTAATTCCGGGTTGATCAGATACCTTTGTTGGATCCTCAATAAATACTCTATTCTCCGCCAATGCCGGTACTTCATACCATCTATCATTTAAACTTAAAAATTCTTGTGTATTTGGAACCGTTGAGTATTGTGTTCCATCTTTTAATAAAATACTTGTAACACCTAAAACATTTTTTTCAGGTAAGAAAAGTTCAAAGAAAGGTTTAACATCATTTGGTGTTATAACTCTCCTAAAAACTTTAGTTATACCATTAACAACCACTTCTCTTTTCACAATAGTGTAGTTAAGTAATTTACCACTACCATCAAAATTAGGGATTTTTAATCTATTTGGTGATCCTTCAGAATTAATAGGTGATGAAAAATCAATATCGTAAACGGTTTCAAAAGGTTGTCCCGCTCCATTAACTTGTGATCCTCTTCTTAATATACCACAATATCTTAAATCCTCCCTATCACCAAAAGCGGGAACCGTAATGGATAAATCAACCAACGCAACTGAAGGTCTTAATCCCGGTATTTTTAAACCGTATGTTCTTGCAATATTATATATTGATGATTTTTGTTGTGCGTATTGTAACACAGTTTCTTGAATACTTCTATCAATATTAAAATGTAAGTTATCTGTTACCGCAGCATTCAAATCTAACATCACTGAAAATATCCCAGCATCATTAAAATTCTGAACTAAATCGGGATAATAAGTTCTTGTAAAGTTTATTAACTCTGTTCTTATTCCCTGAAAATCTCTCGTCGTATACGATATTTTTTTATTTGCCATATTCTATTAAATATTAATGATAACAAAATCACTTGATTCAAAAGCACTATTAGTGGTTTTATAATCAATTCTAATTTTTGCCGTATGTTCTAATTGTGATATATTTGAGACGGTAAATTCTCTTTTATCCTCACCATTTATGTATGTTCCTTTGTTTTCTTCTTCCATTGATGCGTCGGTTATCTTAACATCAGTCACCATTAACCCCGGCATATAATTTGAAACCGAATCTCTAATCTCCGACTCTATTTCCGCAAATGTTGGACCGTCCAATGGTTCAAAGATGTATTCATATAATCTTGTTCCAAAATCAGGTAAAAAATACCTAGTTCCTTTTCGGGTTAATAATAAATGTATTAAGTTACTTCTAACCTCTTCATCTTTAGTGTCAGAACAATCTAAATACTTACCAACATACGAATCTTGAAAGGGGAAATTTATCCCATATGTAATTCCATTTGCCATATCTAATAAATATAATGTTGGGAAGTTTTATATAAATAAAAAATCCCAACATAAGTCGGGATTATATTTTAGGATCCACATCCAAAACAATCAAACTCTGAATCTTCAGGTTTTGGTGGTAAACCATCGTTAGAATATTCAACTTTTGGTGGTTCAGGGGTTACCTTTGGTTTCTCTACTCTTGAAGTGTTTATTGCCAAATGTTTAGCTCCTGTGGATATCGCTTTAGTTCTAACATAATAACATAAAGTTTTTAACCCTTTTTCCCAAGAGTGGAAATGTGATGAGGTAATCTTTGATAATGTTGGATTAGCCATATAAATGTTCATAGATTGAGATTGATCAATAAATGGTGCTCTGTCTGCCGCCATATCAATTAACTCTCTCTGTGATATCTCCCAAATTGTTTTATATTTAGGGATTAAATGTTCAATTCTTTTAACTTTTTTGTTATAATGTTTGTCTTCAGTATCCAAATAGTTGTTAAAGTTAATATTTTGAATTGAACCTTCATTAATGATGATTTCGTTTTTCAAATCTTCTGACCAAATACCTAATTTTTCAAAGTCATTAATTAAATATTTATTAACAATCATAATTTCACCACCAACTACTCTTCTGTTAAATAAAGCCGAGTGTGCGGGTTCAGTCATTTCAAATGAACCAGTGATTTTAGCGGAAGACGCAACAGGCATTTGTGCAGTAAATAACGAGTTACAAACCCCATATGTTTTCACATCCTCTTTAAGTTGGTTCCAATCCCAATATCCTGATAATTCACTTTCATTTAAACCCCACATATCAAATTGGAATATTCCTTGTGACATTGGTGATCCGTCAAAGAATTTGTATGGTTCGTATTCTCCGTTTTTACAAAGTTTATTACTTTCAAAAATCGCAGCATAATAGATGGTTTCAAAAATTTGTTTGTTCAAAATTCTTGCTTCTTCTTCGGTAAAAATCAAATCAAGAAGATAAAATACATCTGCTAATCCTTGAGTTCCAATTGCAATTGCTCGTTGTTCCAAACCACCTTTAAGTCCTTTTTCCGTTGAGTAACTATTGATGTTAACCACTTTATTTAATGCTCTAACAACTTTTCTTACTTCCTCAAATAACAATTTGAAATCAAATTTATTGTTTTGAATGAAGTTCTTCAACACCATTGAAGATAATGTACAAATTGCGGTAGTTTCTTCATCAGTGTATTGATATATCTCATTACATAAGTTTGATTGTTTAATCACACCAATATTTTGATGATTTGTTTTTCGGTTGGCACTATCTTTAGAACATAAATAAGGAACACCCGTTTCAATCTGTGATTCATAAATTTTACCCCAAATATCTTGAGCTTTAACTTTTTTACCCAATCCAAGATCAACCGCCTCTTTGTAAACACTTTCGTATTCATCACCATAACACTCCTGTAATGGTGTAAGTCCCGCCTTTATAATTTCATTAGGACAAAACAAATACCAATCACCATTTTCTTTAACGGCTCTCATAAAGTTGTCAGGAATCCAAAGTGCGGTAAATAAATCACGAGCCCTTAATTCTTCAGCACCTGTATTCTTTTTAATATCAAGAAGATCTATAATATCTTTATGCCAAGGTTCCAAATAAATTGCTGCCGATCCAGGTCGTCTTCCTTGTTGATTAAAGAATCTTAATGATTCATTAACAATTTTAAGATATTTTAATAATCCACCCGCATAACCACCTGAACTATTGATTCTACTTTCTTTACTTCGGATGTTAGACATAGATAAACCAATACCCGCCGCATCTGATGAATAGGTTGAAATATCGTTTAATGTGTTCAACAATCCGTTTCGTGAATCTGAATTATTATAATGTAACACACAAGACGCTAATTGGGGAACTTTAGTTCCTGAATTAATCATAATTGGTGTTGCCGGTGAAATTCTTTGTTCTGAAAGTGATTTGTAATAATCTAACGCCTCTTCAAATGTGTTAGTCACCCAAAGAGCAACTCTCATATACATATGTTGTGGTCGTTCAACTACCTCACCCGTCGGCATCTTTAAAAGATACATTTCTTGTAATGATCTCCAAGCAAAATAATCAAAGTTGTAATCATTATCGTGATGGATTACCGCATCTATAATTTGTTCACCATATAAATCAATAGTTTCAATTAACTTATCGTTAACAACACCGTGATTATTCAATAATTTCATAGTTTGTGAAAAACTATCATTTGTTTCTTTATGATATGATGATATCGCAACTGATGATGCTAATCTTGAATAGTCGTGGTGACTACCAGTATAAGATGCCGCAATTTCATATACCAACTTATCAAGTTCTTTTGTTGTAATTTCCCCTTCGGTAGGTACTGATGTGATAACTTTAATGAATATTTCATCAGAATTGACATTCAAACCTTTTGATGATCGTTTAACACGATTATAAATTTTTTGTGGATTAAACGCAGCCGAATCTCCACTTCTTTTAATAATTTTTAATGACATAGTTTTTTATTTTTTTTTAGAAATCGTCTGTAAATGATATTCCCTCGTTCAATTTAGCCTTTTGATATTCCATTGTTCTTGATTCAAAGAAATTACCTTTAGTTTCAACCGCAATTTGTTCCATAAATTTAAATGGTTGTTCAACATTGAATTGTTTCTTACATCCAAACTTAACCAATAACCCGTCAACAACAAATTCAAGGTATTGTTTCATTAAGTTAGAGTTCATACCAATAAGTGATACTGGAAGTGATTCAGTTATAAATTCCTTTTCAATTTCAAGTGCCGATAATAGAATTTCTTTAATTCGTTTTTCAGATGGTTTGTCCTCACAATGATTATTTAATAAGTGAATTGCAAAATCACAATGTAGGTTTTCGTCTTTGAAAATTAGGGAATTTGCATTACACAACCCTTGCATGATACCTCTTGATTTTAACCAAAAGATTGAACAAAATGATCCCGAAAAGAAGATACCTTCCACCGCAGCAAATGCCACTAATCTTTCTTGGAAAGATGCATTTTCAATCCAATCCAATGCCCATTTTGCTTTCTTCTGAACCGCAGGTAATCTATCAATTGCGTTGAAACACTCATCTTTTTCTTTCTCATTATTAATGTAAGTATCAATCAATAAAGAATACATTAATGAGTGAATGTTTTCCATTGCTAACTGGAATCCATAAAAGAATTTTGCTTCAGGGTATTGAACTTCGCGATAAAAGTTTTCCGCTAAATTTTCATTCACAATACCGTCAGATGCCGCAAAGAACGATAATACATTCTTAACAAAATATTTTTCATTATCTGTCAACTTTTCCCAATCACGAATATCATTCGTTAAGTCAACTTCTTCAGCCGTCCAAAACGCTGCTTGGTGTTGTTTGTAAAATTCCCAAATATCATTGTGTTCTATTGGAAATATCACGTATCTTGAGGGGTTTGTTTCTAAAATTTTTTCCATTGTAATAATTTTTAATTGTTTTGTTCTTTTTGTTTTCTTTTATCCATTAACTCTTTAACTCGTTGGCGTTGTCTTTCCTCTTTTTGTTCTTCAACACCTAAAAAAGTCATAGAACTTTCGGTATCAATTTCCAACATACCATTATCAAATTTGCAGTTTTCAAACACAACACCGTCGTCACCAATTCTTGATTTGGTTATCGCGATAGTCGCTAATTTCATTTCTTTTTGTTGTAGTGACTTTGCAACAGAAATGATTACGTGTCCAACTTGTGCCTTTTTAATAGAACCACCCATTTGATCAGTTGTTACAACATCTGATGATATAGAGTTTCTATTACCTTGAGTTGCAGTCCATCCCGCCATATCAAGTTCGTGACACATTGATTCAAACCCTCTCATTACGGAACCTTCACTTTTCCACTCATCACCTAAATTTTTGTCAGGTAGAACACAATCAATATAATCTAATAAAATCATATCAATTTTTTGTCCGTCAGCAATCATTTTTCTAACTTGATTTTTTATTTGTGACATCGTTACTGTGTCCGATGGTAATTTTTTCATAATCAACTTGTTAGGCATACTCTCTTCAATCTCCTTTACTCTTGCCATTACTTCATCCTTTTTTTCTGACAATTCGTCAGGATGAATCTTTGTCCAAAGAGTAAAATGTTTTCTTTGAATTATCTTTGAATTATCTTCAAAAAATATTTGAAGAACATTGTTTCCCATATTAAATGCGTGGTTAGCAATTTTAGTTAACAAGGTTGATTTACCCACACCTGTTGGTGCTAAAACAACTCCGATTTCACCTTTCGCTAAACCTCCTTTTAATAATCTATCAATACCTGGAATTCCCATTGGGATAGGATGTCTATAGTCGTCATCCAAAACTTGATCCAAGTTACTAAAAACACTTTGAGTATTTGTGTCTTTCTCCCCTACTTGGAGTGCTCCTCTAAACATTTCTTCAATGGTGTCATAGTTTTCAAATTCACCACCGTCAACGATTTTTTGAGCCTTACTCATTACTTTTACTACCTCTTGTTGTTTACAAAACTTAAGAGCCTTTTCTTGAACAAAATCCCCACCCTCAATAGGTGCATCCTTAATTTTGGTAATCATATCCAAAACTACTTTGGATGCCATTTCCTGTTGAAGTTCCGATTTGGTAACTTGTTCTAATGTGTCAAATGATGGTGTGTGATTATACTTTTTATAATACTCTCTCACCATTTGAATAATGATTTTGAAATACTTGTTTTCAAAATAACTTGGTTCAATCACATCAATAATTGAGTGTGAAAAATCCTTGTCTAAAATAATTTGATTCAGTAATTGAATCTGAAATTTGTTACCTAAATAATCAAAATTTTTGTTTGTCGCCATAGTTTTTAATTTGTTTTGTTAAGATAAATAGTATCAAACTAAACTAAATCCTCCATACTCAAAATTAAAATTTTTACCTGAAAAAATGTCAGTTAAGTCAGATAACATACCTTTTAGTTGTGGGCGTAGATCCACGGTGTATCTTACCTTTGGGGGGTATACTTTTGCGTCAAACATTCTATGACAAATTGTCATATCTCCAACTCTAATTACTATGCTGAAATTCTCATCACCGTCCGTATTTGATGTGTTTAAGACATCAGGATTCTCCTGAATTTCATACTGATTGTCTAGCATATAAACAATCGTTCTCATCTTTAAATCGTTTTTTAATCTAGTACATAAATCCTCAATGTATTCATACACATCAAAAGAATTTCTTGATTTAGGATTAAATCCTCTAACATTAAAGAACCTTTGAACGATAATGTTTTCGTTACATTTCAATAAGAATTCTACTTTTGTAAAATCTAAATCTTTCATAAATTTGTTTTTTTGTTTCTGTAATTTGTTTTTTCTTTTCTTGTTAATTTTAAAAATGGTTTCAAAAAATTCACCCAAGCGTCGTCACCTTTTGGTAGGTATTTAAAGAATCCGTCTTCCATCATCATTTTAATTAAGTTTCTATATCCCCTTCCGTCAGGATCTAAAGTTTCTGAATAATATAATTCAACTAACTTCTTACCTTCTTCATTTATTAACGGATTAGATAAATCAACTAATATTTGATTTATAGTGAAAAACTTATCTCCAAGTACCCCCTCTTTGGTTTTTCCACTTGACAGATTATTCAAAACAACACTTTTATTTTGGATCTCTAACAACTTTCTACCTTTGTCTAAAATATCGGTGAATGATACTTGCGAATCAAGTATCTCGGGAAATAATTTAACTAATGTTTTCTCACCAAGTAAACTGATACCATCAATGTTGTCTGATGTATCACCAGCAACTATCTTAAATGTCTTTATATTATAGTGAGGAATACTATGTTCTTTGATTTTTATTTTATCACCATTTTTATAATATTGTTTTTGTTGTGGGGAATATATTGTTACTTTTTTTGAGATAAGTTGAGTAAGATCTTTATCTGATGAAAATATCGTCTTATCCTCATCTTCGGATATTTGACAATAATACGCAATTAAATCATCCGCTTCCGAATTATCTACCTCCAATTGTCTAACAAACATCTCTTCAAGATATTGTTTTACTCTTTGTTTTTGATTGTTGAATGAATACACTTTGTCTTCAGTGTAAGATGATTTACGATTTCCCTTATATTTTGGGTATAGTAATCGTCTTTGGGATGAATTTTCATCTCCATCCCAAAAAACAATCACTTTATTGAAGTAGGACTCCTCCAAGAATTTGCGTAAAGTATTTAGGAAATGCCAAATACCTCCGACGTGTTCACCTTCATTAAAGAAATCTTTAACTCCGTGAAAACCTATTTTAAGTAGATTATTACCATCTACTATTAATGTTTTATTCAATTTTTAATTTTTATAATCGTTACTACAAAATTTTGTTACTTTTTTTTAAATTGTCTTCAACCCATAGAGGTTGGAGATTTGTATAATGACACAATTTATAAAGTTCATCTTCAGTTTTTGCTGACGATAATGGAATAATGTGATCAATATGCCATTCACCCCTATTATCCCAACCCATACCATCAATAAATTGGTTTTCTAAATGTTCTTTGAGGAATTGGGGGGAACAACCTACTATGTCAAAAGTTTTGTTTTTTTTAGTGATGTTATGAATTTTCAAGTATTTC